GGCAGCCCAGGCTGTTGAAAAGGCCGAAAAGCTCTGGGCCCGCTCACGGCCCGACGGTGTCAGTGAATACCTGAATCGCAAGCAGGTCGGCGCCTATGGCGTGCGCTTTGCGTTTGGCTCGGTGGTGGTGCCGCTGGTGGATCTGGCCGGCAAGCTGCATGGCTTGCAGTGGATCGCCAAAGATGGCGGCAAGGTGTTCGGCACAGGGACCGTCAAGGAAGGTCACTTTCACCAGATCGGTGAACTCGCCGAGGATTTGCCAATAGGGTTCGGCGAGGGCTATGCAACTTGTGCCAGTGGGCACATGGCCACGGCCTGGCCGGTGGTGACGTGTTTCGATGCGGGCAACATCATGCCGGTCATGGCTGCCTGGCGCAAACTCTACCCGGACAAGCAGTTTGTGATCTTTGCCGACGATGATCGGCACCTGGTGCGTCGGCTCTGTGAACGTCTGCAGGGTGTTGGCGTCGGCGTCAAGCAATCCGACTTTGCCAAGAGCGCCGGCGGTCTGCGCGACATGCGCTGGGAGTTGCCAGACAAGCGCGTGGTGCAGCTCAAGGCGCGCTGGGCCAAGGATAAGTGCGACGTCTATTTCATTGAAGGCTCAATCGAGTGCGATGGCGTCGCGCAGCTGGTGAGAATTGAGAATGCTGGAAGAGCCAAGGCCTTCGCGGCAGCCAAGCGTTACGGTGCGCGTGTGGTGTTGCCGGTATTTGCAAGCCGTGCAGACGACTCGACCGATTTCAACGATCTGCATGTGGCCGAAGGCCTGCCTGTGGTGCGCGAGCAACTAACTGCGCCGCCGCCTGAGCCAAAGCAAAAAAAATCGAGCGCCATGCCTTCCGGCGCAGGGGGTTCAGATGGTGGCCCACACGATGGCTCGCCATTGTTGCGGTTCCCGTACCTGACTGACAAGGGTGAGGTCAAGGGCATTCGCGAGAACGTCTACTTTGCGCTGCGCGAAGACCCGAACCTGCGCGAGCTGGTGCGCTACAACGAGTTCAGCAACAAGATCGACAAGTGCCGGGTGCCGCCCTGGGGCGGCAAGGCTGGCGAGTGGAAAGAGACGCTCGACGACATACGCCTGGCCGAGTACGTGGCGTCTCGCCATGAGCTGATCGTGGCCAACCCGGTCACCATCGAGCAGGCGGTCCTGATGTCGGCGCATGACAACACCTACAACCCGGTGCGCGATGATTTTGAATCCGTCACATGGGATGGCATCGAACGGCGCATGCACTGGATGATTGACTGCCTTGGCGCAGCCGACACCGACTATGTGCGATTGGCGTCGGAGTACTTCCTGCTCAGCATGGTGGCGCGAGTGTTCGAGCCTGGCTGCCAGATGGATTACATGCTGGTGTTGCAGGGCTTACAGGGCGCCGGCAAGACCAGTGCGCTCAACATCCTCGGCGGCCACTACTATGGCGCCGGGTCGTTCCGCATCGGCGACAAGGAATCAATGCAGGCGCTGCAGGGCCGGCTGATCTTCAACTTCAATGAGCTCGATGCGTTGTCCAGGTCAGAGGCCACGGCGATCAAGGGCTTTATCACTGAACGCACCGATCGGTTCCGGCCACCCTATGCCAAGGGCTTCCAGGCCTTTCCGCGCAATTGCGTGTTGACCGGTGACACAAACCAGGGTGAGTTTCTGCGTGACGCAACCGGGGATCGTCGCTTCTGGGTGGTTCATTGCTCAGAGGTCGCGGTCGAGAGTCTGAGCCAGATGCGGGCGCAGCTCATGGCGGAGGCGGTCCACTTCTACAAGGAAGGTGCGCGACGGTATCCCACCAAGGATGAAGAGACGCGACTGTTCTTCCCCGAACAAGAAAAATGGAAGTTTGTCGATGTGTGGCATGACGCCCTGGCGCGCTATGTCAACTCCGATGAGCTGGCCGAAGGCTACGACGGCAGCGTGTCGGAAACCGGGACCTTGCTGTCGAATCACCAGCGCGAGTTCTTTTCGACGCACGAGCTGCTGGTTAAGGCGCTGCACATCGACATCGGCAAGGTGGATCGTGCCGGATCAATGCAGAAGAGTGTGGCCAACGCCATGAAGATGCTGGGGTTCCAGGGAAATGTGAAGTGGGCCAAGGGTCGCGTAAGGCCAAGGGGATACCAGCGTAGCTTGGCCCCCGCAAGCGCACCGCCGGCCGCAGCAGGAAGCAATGAGGTGCCAGAGTGGATCTGACACGCCAGCAATGGGCAGTTATGGGAACCGAGGGGCCGATGGGGCACTTTGGGCCTGCCTGGTGCAAGCGTGTCGTTGTCCGTCTGGCTGAATCCGTCCGGCACAAAGCACATGCCGGACGTATGTCCCGGACGTCGCAAGTTATTGATTTAATTTGCGATTTTGTGATCCGTCCGGGACGTCCGCCAAATACACGCACACACACATGCGCATGTGTGCGTAGGCGCAGGAAGGCGCACAGGGGCGGGCGTGCGTACGTGCGCGCGACATATTTTCTCTGGTCGTTCTAGAAAAAAGAAGAATAGAGAATGAAATCAACGACTTGCGACGTCCGGGACAACGACCGGGACGTGGACGTGGTGGACGGATTACCACCCATGCCGGCTAGCATCAAGAATCAGATGCCGAAATTGGCCACTTTGCTTCAGAGCCTGGCCGCCCAGCTCGGCCGGGATTCGGTTCAATTGCAACTCAAAGCCAGCATGGATTTGCGTCGAGCGTTTGATGCCGATGATTACAGGGCTGTAAGCGAGGTTTATCGGCGTGGGCATGGATGGGTTGCTGCAACGGAAAACGGCTTCTGCATTGGCGTTCCAGCGCCGGCCATGCAGGAATTTGCACGTCGTCATCGGGAAGCCGCATGATTCAGTGGGTGGATGCAAAATTCACACGATGGGGCGGTTGGGTGCAAATGGGGCACGGGCTGGGCAGCCGGGGTTTGTCTGCAGCCTGGGGCACAGTCGGACGCAGCAATGTGCGCGAAGCCTTCATACCGATCACCAGCATCGAAGACAGTCGCATCAATGACTGGGTGCGTTCGCTGTCACCGCAGGATCAAGCAATTCTCTTCGAGGTCTATTGCACGTCGCACACATCGATGCAGCACGCCCACATCCTTAAGATGAGCACCAGGACGCTATACGCGCGCCTGCACAGCCTGCAGGCGTCCTACACGCGCCGAAATGAAAAGCCTGAAAAATGAATTTCGTACAGTAAAACGTTTTTGTTAAATTCAGGCATGCTGTGGTTTTGTCTTGACGGGTAAAGACGCAGCATTTGAAGGCCTAGTGAAACCGGCCCAGCAGTCTTCCCACACCACCTGCTGGGCCGTTTTTTTTCTGACTCTGGCGTCACAGTTCTTCCCAGCCGTCAATCGACCACTCGCCGGTCTTGACCAATAGCGATTGCAACGCGCTGGGAGATTCAATACAGCCTCTACAGGCGGATTGCCATGATTGATGTTCGAGACAATATCCGCGATGTGTTGGCAGGCATGGAGCGCTACAGGCGCGACGTTGTCGAGAAGGCTATCCCCCGCGCGTTGAACCGTACTGCTGAGATGGCACGCACAGAGGCATCGCGTAAGCTGCGTGATGATGGCTATAACTTCACAGCAACAGAGATCAAGCAGGCCATGAGCGTGTTGAAGGCAACACAAGGCCATTTGGTTACCAGCATCAAGGTCAAGCGCAGGGTCAAGAGCCTGATGCAGTTCAGCCCGCGTGAGTCCAAGGCAGGCGTCACCGTCAAGGTGCACGGGCAGAAGAAACTGATCAGGGGTGCATTCATTGGTCAGTTGCGCAATGGGCGCCAGGGCGTCTATGTCGAGGATAAGGCAGCAGGTAAGACAGTAGTGCGTCACTCCAAACAATACAAGCGTGGTGGGCGTGGCGGGTGGCATGACTTCCCCATCCGCAAGTTGTATGGTCCAAGCGTTGGGGGTTCGTACTCAACCGAACGAATCCAACAGATCATGGAACAAATGATCCGCACCACCTTCTCTGAGCGTCTCACTCATGAGATTACCTACCTGAGCCGGTGAAAATCCCGGGTCCTTCCTGGCCGAGGAAAACGCGCAGTCCATGACCCCGGAATTCGCCTAGTTTTCAAACTTGTAGGGGGGTTGTAAACGTAGGGTGGATGCAGCCATGCCAACACAGAAAGACATCGCGAAGCGCCTGGACCTGTCGCAGCAAGCGGTCAGTCAGCACATGGCCGAGCTGGGCATTGCCTGGAAGACCACCAGCCTGGATGACATCACCGTTGCCTACATCCGCAAGCTGCGGGGTGCGGCTGCCGGGCATGTTTCGAACGATGGCGAGATGGATCTGACCCGTGAACGGTCGCTGACCGAGCGGGTGGATCGTGAGCTGAAGATGTTCACGCTGGCTGAGAAGAAGGGCCAGCTGGTGAACATCGAGCAGCTCGAACCGGAGCTGGCCCAGATGATCGGCGCCTTCCGAACGGAGCTGACATCGCTGGGCGACAAGCTCAAGACTGAAATTGACGCGCTCTACGGCATTGACCTGGACGTGCATCTCCTGGAAGAACATGTCCGTGACACCCTCGCCCAACTTGCTCGATACGACCCCGAGCGTTCGGGCACTCATTCGCCGCCTGGTGAAGGGGTTGAAGCCACAGGTCAAGCTGACGACAACGGAGTGGGCACGCCAGCGTCGGCGGATGTCAAGCAAGGCCTCGGCTAAGCCTGGCGTCTACAACCCGGACATCACGCCCTGGGTGCAGGGCATCCATGAGGCACTGGACGACCCGAAGGTTTTCAAGATCGTTTGCCGAAAGTCGGCGCAGGTGGCCTGGACTGATGGCGTGCTGTTGAACTACATAGGCCGCCGCGTTGACATTGACCCGGTGCCGATGATCGTGATGTTCGCCAAGACCGAGGCGGCCAAGCAGTTCAACGACGAGAAGCTGACGCCGATGATCGAGGTTACTCCGCACCTGGCAACGCGCATACCGATCCACATGGTGCGGGACCGCAACAACCGCTGGGACTTCAAGACGTTTCCCGGCGGGTTTTTGAAACTGGTGGGATCCAACAGCCCGAGTTCTGTCAAGTCGACACCGGCGCCCGTTGTGGCGGTAGAGGAACCGGACGACTGCAATACCAATGTGAAGGACCAAGGCGACACCATCACCCTTCTCGAAGAGCGCACCAAGTCCTACACGCGGCGCAAGGTAATCTTCGGCGGCACGCCCACGGTGGAAGGTTTCAGCCGGATCGATGCCGCCTACAAGTCGAGCGACCAACGCCAGTTCTGGGTGCCGTGCCCAGCCTGCGGTGAGAGCCAGGTGCTGGACTGGGGTCAGGTGCGCTGGACCAGCGACCCGGCGCAGTCGCACGAAGTGTTCGGCAATTCCGTGCCGGAGTCGGCCCGCTACTGCTGTCCGCACTGCGCGTCGCTGTGGAGTGATACCGAGAAGTTGCGTGCCGTGAGATTGGGCGTGTGGAAGGCCTCGGCGGCATTCCATGGCATCGCCGGCTTCTACATCAACGAGCTGTACAGCCCGTTTCCAGGTTCGAAGATGGCGCGCCTGGTCGAGAAGTACTTGACCGCGCAGCACGCGATGGCGCAGGGCGACGACACCAAGTTGCGCAGCTTTCGCAACAACACCGAAGGCCTCGCCTACGCCTACCAGAGCACTGTGCCTGACGTCGAAAAGCTGCGTCAGCGCGCCAAGGACTACGTCGAGTTGACCGTACCATGGGGCGGTGTCGTGCTGACGGCCGGCGTCGATGTGCAGCACGATCGCCTGGCCATCGTGATCCGAGCCTGGGGCAGGGGAGAGGAAAGCTGGCTGGTGTGGTGGGGCGAGATCCCGGGCCGCACCATGATGGTCCATTGGAACGACGACGGCAGCTTGAACCGCGAACAGTCCGGCGCCTGGTGGGACCTCGACCAGCTGCTGGCCGGCGGCTTTCCCCACGCGAGCGGAGCGATGCTGCGTATCCGCGCCGTCAGTGTTGACAGCTCGGATGGCCAGACGCAGGACGCCGTGTATGGCTATGTGCGCCGCCGCCTGGCGCGTGGCTTCATGGCTGTCAAGGGCCGCTCGGTAGATACCGGAAAGGACATCTTCAGCGCGCCCAAGATCAGCATCGACACCAACGGCCGGCACAAGCCACACCCCAGCGGCATCAAGCCCTACATGGTGGGCACGCAGACCGCGAAGGACCTGATCCTGGGCGTTGACGCGCAGGGCGGACGCATCAAGCTCGACGGCACCGGCCCGGGTCGCATGCACTGGATGCGCACGGTGCGCCCGGACTATTACGACCAGCTCACCGCCGAGGTCAAGGTCCCGCACAAGAGCGTGCGCGGCCGCCTGGTGTGGCAGTGCAAATCGGGTCGGCGCAATGAGGCGCTCGACTGCGAGGTCTACGCGTTGCACGCCGCGCGCAGCATGAAAGTGAACCTGTGGCGGGTTGAGCGCTGGGAGGTCGAAGAGTCGGTCATCACCCAGCCCGCCTTGTTTGGAGATTCCACCGCACTGGCGGTGGTGCCGGCAGCGGCACAAAGCAACGAAATACCCCCCCGAGCGGCCGAGGTCGGCGACGACCTGAAGGTGGGAACGGATAACCCGGGGCCTGGCAAGCCCGAAACCGTAGTGCAGACGCCTGTACGCCCTGTGCAGCAACCCAAGAAACAAGCCGTTCCACAGCCCAGAAACATGGGTTGGAGCGCGAAGAACTGGTAAGCCATGAACATCTTTGCAACATTACCGTCGGGCGACAGCGCCACCTGGCTGGACGATCCGGTCACACTGCCAGATGGCGGCACGGCTGACGCGTCGGCATGGGTCATGACCTATTACCTGCGCGGCCCGGTCGCACTCGACATTGTGGCCAGCGCTGCCGGCAAGAACTGGAGCACAACCCTGACCGCGACGGCCAGCGCTGCGCTGGGTGCTGGCACCTATGCCTGGACCGCCATCATCGTCAACGGTGATGAGCGGATCACCGTCGGCTCGGGCCAGAGCCTCATCACGCCGGATCTGACAAAACTGACCGGCACGTTCGACCCGCGCAGCAAAGCACAGATTGCGCTGGATTCCTGCGAGGCAGCCATGGCCACCTTCAATGCGACCGGCGGCAAGGTTAAGAGGTATGAGATCGCCGGCCGCACCATGGAGTTCCAGACCATCGGCGACCTCATGACGCTGCACAGCTTCTGGAAAGCCAAGGTAATGTCCGAACTGTCCTCGCAATCCGTGGCCAACGGCCTAGGCAATCCGCGCAACCTTTACACCCGATTCCAGAGGCCTCAATGAACAACACCGCCACCAGGATATTGGATACTGCCGCGCGCGTGGCGTTGCCGACAGGTGCAGTTGTGCCTGATCTGTCCGTCAAGCGCAGCCTGGTGCTGACCGAATGGAACGCCAAGCGCAGCGCGGCCCGTGGCGCTGCCATCCAGCGCGATCGCCTAGCGGCGCAGGAGCGCGCCTACGGCGGCGCGGCCGTCAACCGCTTGACCGGCGACTGGTCGGCCATGAATACCAGCGCCGACAGCGAGATCCTCACCAGCCTGCGCATCCTGCGGGCCCGCAGTCGCCAGCTGGTGCGTGACAACGAGTACGCCAAGCACGCCGTGCGCATCATCACAAACAACGTGGTGGGCAATGGCATCGGCATGCAGGCGCAGGTCTTGAGCGCCGGCGGCAAGCTGCAGGGCAAGATCAACGACGCCATCGAGCAGGGCTGGGGCCTTTGGACGGAAAAGAAGACCTGCCACACGGCCGGCATGCTGAGCTTCGCCGAGATCGAGCGCCTGAGCATGGTCCAACTGGTGACCGCAGGCGAGGCCATCATCCGCAAGATCCGCAGGCCTTTCGGCGGTGGCACCATCCCGCTGGCGCTCGAAGTTATGGAAGCGGACCAGCTGCTCGACAACTGGCAGACCGCGCGCGCGCCCAACGGCAACGCGATCCGCATGGGCGTCGAGATCGATGAGTGGCACCGCCCGGTCGCCTATTGGTTCAGCCCGAAGCACCCGGGCGACTATCAGTTCACCAGCTTCGAGCCCTCGCGCTTCGTGCGCGTGCCGGCCGAGGACATCATCCACCTCTACGTGGTCGAGCGCTGGCCTCAAAGCCGTGGCGAGCCCTGGTTCCATGCCGCCCTCAAGACTCTGCACAACGTCGGCGGGTATGAGGATGCCGAAATCGTCAAAGCCCGCGCCAGCGCCAACATTGTCGGCTTCATTCGTGCGCCAGAGCCGCTGGCCGCAGACGGCACGGTCAACGGCCGCAAGGTGATCGATACCGAGCCAGGCACCTGGCAGACCCTGCTGCCGGGCGAAGATGTCGCCGGCTTCGCGCCCAACACGCCCAACCCGGCCGTCGATCCGTTCCTGCGCTACATGCTGCGCAAGATGGCGGTCGGCATCGGTGTCAGCTACGAGAGCCTGAGTCGAGACTACAGCCAGAGCAACTACAGCGGCAGCCGAATGGGCCTGCTCGATGACCGCGACCTTTACCGTATGGTGCAGGGCTTCCTGTGCCGCAACTTGCGCCAGGACATTCACCGCGAGTTCCTGGACGCGGCCGTGCTGGTGGGCGAGATCAAGGTCGGCGCCGACTACTTCTCGAACTCGGCTAAGTACCAGGCGGTGCGATACAAGCCGCGCGGCTGGAGCTGGATCGACCCAAGCAAGGAAGTCGCAGCCTACAAGATGGCCGTGCGTTCGGGCTTCATGACCGTCGGGGATGTGATCGCCCAGACCTCACCCGACTCGGACGTCGAAGACACATTCAAGCGCCGCGAGGAAGAACTCGATATGGCCGAAGGTATGGGACTGGTGTTCGACACCAATCCGGCGCAGGTCAACGACAAGGGACTGGAACAGCCCGGGCCCGTACCGGCTGACGGCACGCAGCCGCCTGAGCCACCAACTGGCAGCGATGGATCCGTAGACGATGCGGACACATCCACAAAAGACACACCGGAGTAATAGACCATGCCCACCACCAAAAAGCCTCTTCCAGACACGCTCACCCCACAGTTTCGAACGTTTTCCCTGCGTATGCCGATGGCCGGCAAGTGTGCGAACTGCGGCCAAATGGCCGCCGACTGCGATTGCGTCGGCAAGGTTGACGAAACCAGTCGCACGACCCAACTGGCCTTCAGCTCAGAAGAACCGGTTGACATGTGGTACGGCACCGAGATCCTGAGTCACGCACCTGGCGCCATGCGCACCAGCGTGCGGCAGCAGACGATGCCATTGCTATTCAACCACCGGATGGACGATCTGCTGGGTGCCGTGGATAACGTCACATGTGATGGCAGCGTCGGTCGTGCAACCGTGCGCTTTGGCAAGGACGTTCGTGGCGATTGGGCCATGAGCCAAGTGGCTGATCAGATCCTGGTCAACGTCTCCTTTCAATACCGGGTCTACAAATGGCTCGAAGACACCGAGGCCGGCACCATCACTGCAGTGGACTGGGAGCCTCTCGAAATCTCGCTGGTCACCGTACCGGCGGACCCCACCGTTGGAGTTGGCCGCAATGCCAGCGCTGACGTTGCCAACGGCGTGCAACTCCAACGAGTAGTAGCCGGTTCTCCCGCGCCTGTGGCGCAACCTCTCTCTTCTCATCAACCTCAGGAGCAATCTATGAACCTACGTAAACAACGCCTGCTTGAGCAGGCCCAGGGCGACGCCGCCCCCGCTGGTGGCGGTTCCGCCATTGACGCGACCACCGTCGAAAACGGTACGGCCGCACGCGGCATCGATCCCGCTGCGCACCAGCAGCGCGGCGCGGAAGCTGAACGCGC